CAGATCAGTAAGACCCGAATACGGACTCATGCCTGTTGTATAAGGAATCTTTACTTGCACTCCTTCAAAAGGCTTGGCATAGCGTGTTTTCATGATCTTGCAGGCGGCGCGAATACCGTTGACTTCGCTTACTTTGTTGCCATCTTCATCTTCTTTGAGTTTGAGTTTCTTCATAGCAACCACAATTGAGCTGGCGTAGATGAAACCTTGTCCTCCGGAGATCTTGTCATCGGGATCAAACATGTCTTGGCTTGCGTAGGTGTGATTGGTACAAACCATGCCAACATTGTAGCTGCCAAACATGTTGACACAATTGCGTACCAAACTTGTGAGTGCTTTGGGTTTGCGACCCATATCGCCCTTCATATCGCCTGCTTCAAACTGATTCACATCAGTAGGAGTAAGCAACATACCCAGGCTGTCAATAACAAACATTACTTTGGGACGTTCGCCTTCGGGCAAGGCTTTGTAATCAATCATGAATGTGCTAATGGTTTTGGCAACGTCGTCGATCATGGCCATGCTTAGTTTGAGCAACTTGCTTTCGCTGGTGTCCACACCTAGAGCTTGTAACCAGGCTTCGTCAAGTGCATTCTCGCTGTCAACCAACACCACAAAGATACCTTGTTCTTGTGCGTTCTTCACAATGTTGCCGCTACAAATATAACTCTTGCCTGCGCCCGAGTCTCCGGCAAACACAGTGACCTTGCCCAGTGGAATACCACGGTTGAAGTCTCCTGAGATTAAGTAGTTCAAGGCATAGTTGCCTGTGCCAACCCAGTCAGTTGGATCGTTGAATCCAATGCTAAGGCCGTCGATACTTTTGGTGATTTCCTTGCGGAATTTGCTTATGTCAAATGGTTTACCCATGGTTAGTTTCCTTCTCTTAATTTGTATAATTCAGTGAAAATTTTACTGCTGTCAATGTTTCTTCGTTGATCCATTGTTTTTATCTTTTTAAAAGATCCTGCTAAATCTTTTTCAAACGGTTGTTGTATATAACTCAACATGTTTTTATAACTATCTTCAAGTAGATACCCAGGATGGTCAGCTACTCTCTGTTGTATCTTGCTCTTTAAGAATTGTAACACATGTTCTGGCAAATGTCTAATATTTAGGTATTCTGGACTCAACAGTGCTCCAATTATAAAACTGTTGTTGTGGAACCCCAGATGTTTCAAGTAGTCCACACAATCAAATACAGAACGGTAGTTTAACAAAAACCAAAGCATGTTGAAACTAATTTTATGATCAAGCTGTTTTATTTTTTCTAAATTTTCTAAAAAATCTTCCCAGCGGCCACCGTATCTTATGTATTCGAACTCATCAGCCATGGTTTCCACACTCACAGTCCAGTGTACATTGGGAAATTCACAAATTTTATCAAACACTCGAGTATGAGTTTTGCTTAGGTTGGTATTGATTCGAAGATTTACATTGGGATTGGTTTTTTGCAATAGTTCTAATAGTTCTAAATTTTCTTTCATCAACAGCGGTTCGCCGCCGGCCATGTACACATGTTTGAGTGTGGACGCATGATCAAAGATATATTGTTTAAACCGTGCCAGCTGTTCTAAATTTGGACGAACTACCGGTTGATTTAATTCATTGGCCCAGCGACTGCTAAATTCAGAGCTACAATACACACAGGCAAAATTGCACAAATTGGTCCATCGTACATCAATGGTGTGTAAGTCGTGTTGATCAAGTTGATAAGTGCTTAGTGGTATTCGTTTGAGTTCTCTTATGTAAAAAATTCTATCACTGATGATATCAAACCCTGTTTTATCATCTTCAAGATCATAACAAGTGTGGCAAGTTTTTACTGGCTGGTTGTTCAACATGCGTTGTTGTGTGTCAAGATTAATATCACTGTGTAGAATTTCTTCAATGGTATTGTGTTTGAGGTTGCCTAGTTCTCCGGCACTGCGAATACAATTTTTTACTTTGCCGTCAACATTGTACATCAACCCAGTCCACGGCATGGGACAAAAATTCCGATTGGTTAACACATCTTTGGGCGTCACAGTGGTCCTAAAGAAATATCTGAAATTCTAAGATTGTTATCAGTGGCCATGTTCAATAACGCCAACAAGGTCCTGGCCCAGTTGTCAACGTCAGCAGCCGGAGGCACTGTTTTGTCCGGGCTAGTGGCAATATTGCCAGGGCGAACTATGGTAATCTTTACACCAAGATCTCGATGTCGTATTTGCCCCACGGCTTCTTCTAATGTGACTTTTTGCAAACGATAATGGTCCATATCTAGTCCAGGCAATGGTGATACAGGGTGCTGTGTCATCATGGTGCTGATTACAATGATTTGTTTCCTGGTGCCTTGCCATCGCTGTGCCATTTCAAACAACAACTCAGTCTGTGCATATCCAGCCTGTGCGTTGTTAATAAAAACATCGCAAGGTTCAATCTGATCACAAATCTTAGGAGTATTACGAATGTTGTTGCCGTTGCGCTGACTTAGACCTATAATTTTGTGGCCACCAAGTTCATATTGTTCAGCAAGAGCCTGACCTATGCCTGCTGTGTGTCCAGTGATTGCTATTTTCATACTATGCCTCTTAGGTCTTTTTGCTGTTGTATGTAGTTGTGTCTTGCTACTAGGTCTTCATTATCCACTGACAGTTCATACGGTTGTTTGAGATATGCATAACTGTGATCTATGCCATGTTCCTGTGCAAAAGACTGTATGTTAGGCAGATCATCTACATTTAATACACTAACTGTGGTCCATAAATTTAACTTAACAGGCATTTTCTTGTATGTCATTAAATTGTTGTAGAATGTATCCCACTTGATGGGCCAACGCACAAATTCGTGAACTGGTCCGATACCGTCACAACTTACTGTGACTGTTACCTCTATTCCAAGATTGGCAATATCAGTCAGCTCAGATAGTACCACGTTGCAATTTGTATTAAGTCTGAGTGTTTTTAAGTTTGGCGGAAGATTTGCAAGTAGTCGTTTGTAATTTTTACTGTAGCTGGGCTCGCCGCCGTTGATGTCCAAATGCACAATACGATGTTGCGGAAGATTCCAAAATTGATTGCTGTTATTTACTATGGGAAAAATTTTCCCAGCAAGTGCTCCAATACGAGTACTACATTCTGGACCACATGTTTGACAAGCAGCATTGCATATATTGTCCAGGACACCACCTATCTGCAAGTAATCTCTTTGTGTTTCGTTTTGATCAACTGCTAGTGCGTAGGTTCTTATACTGCTGAGATTTTGTTGCTCGATTTCCTGGCATCGACTACATTCCTTGGGCCAAATGTTGTTGTTGAATTGTTCTTTTATATTGTGCAGCCAGGGACTAGAATCCATTGCTTCTATCGAACTAAATTGTGCTGGAGAAATCATGTGCCCGCAACGACTTATTGTTCCGTTGGAATTGAATCTTACAAAATGATCAAGTCTTGGGCAATGCATCAAATATTCTATATGTTCTTTCAAAAATTAACTCGTACAAATCGTGATGAGTATTTTTAATATCGACCACTAGATCAACAAATGTTGTTTGTGTTCCAATACGTTCAATCAACAGTTGATCCAATAAAAAATATAACTCAAGTTGGCCCCATGGAAACTTTTGTATGCTTGTTAAAAATTCTTCAGTAGGAGCAGCTATGTCGGCACGATTTTTGCGATGAGTTAATTGATCAATATCATTGATGTGTTGAAATTTTAACGGGGCCCTGCTATAACGAGACAAGTTAATTAACCAAAAAAATTGTGGTGCATAATGTCTATTTAAAAACAAGTACTTTTCTACAAAAAACAAGATTGTTCTAGTGTCAAGATCTTTATAATCTCTATGACAATGCTGTAAAAAAGTGTTTACACCGCTGATAAATCTTTCTTTTGGATCTCGAAGAAAAACTGTTATAGGAGTTTGAATCTTAGATATCTCTGATTCGTTTATTATTTTCCAACCTAGATCAACTGCTGATTCAGTCAGTGATGAACTACCATTTTTAAAAATTGGATAGACAAATACCTGCGAGGGTATTATTTCTAACACCTCGCAGGTATTTGGAAAAATAGTTTTATCTATCTCACCAAACATCAATTACTTGGCTTGCCGAGCCCGAATCATTGCAAGGATGTCTTCGGCCTTTTGATTGCTGGCTGCTGGCTTGGTAACCAAGGATTCAGCTGCCGCTGCTGCATCATCTTCCCAGGCAGGGCTAGATGCAGCAGGTTTTGCCACAGGCGCAGTGCGAGCAGCAGGTGCTGCTTCTGCATCGTCGTTGCTGGCAGCAGCGCCGCCGGGTGCATTGACACCAGCAGGACGGAAATACTGACCCCAACGCTCTGTGTCGTACGGCTGACCATCTACGCTGGCTTCAAACATTTCTTTGATCACTTTGAGCTCAACATCGCCTGGTTTCTTGGGCAAGAACGTGCTCAAATCAAACAAGCCGTGTGCATCAATTGCTGCTTGCTCAGTTTCAGTCAGTGCCGATTCCTTGCGAGCCCACTTACTGGTGTTGTAGTCTGCGTAACCACCCTTTTGAGTCTTGGCAATACGGAAGTCCAGGCCACGCAGTGTGTCTGTTGGCAATTCTTCCAGTTCTGGATCCATCAAGGCACCCTTGATCAAGGTAAACAACTGTGGGCCAATGATGAACTTGCGGATTGGATTGTCCGGAGTTTTGTCGTCACCAATGGGGTTTTCACGCACAAAACCCTGCATGATGTAGCTGCGCTTTTTCCAGTACTTACGACCCATGTCTTCCAGACTCTTGTCCTTGAACCAGGTGCGTACTTCTGCCAAGATTGGGCAAGCATCGCCCCACATCTCAACGCATGGTACCTGTACCATGACTTGTTTTGAATCCATCTCACCTTTGACGCCATTGAATGGCAGTCGAATCATTGCTCGTTCTGCCCAAAAGAATGTGTTTTTTGTGTTACCGTCGGGGAGGAAGCGTAGTGAGGCTGCTTGGCCTTCTTCCATGTTCCAGTGCGGGTAAATTGACTTGTCGCCACCGCCTGTGTTGTTAGAACCTTTGTTCTCTGCGGCCTGTAGCCGTGCGCGGATTTCTGCTAGTGATGCCATATTGTGTTGCCTTTCTGTGCGTTAATATGATTTAAAATTTAAGTAAAAACTTAAATGCTGCCTACAAGGTTATTTTAACACAGCTTGTCTGTGTTTCCTACCACTAAAGGTAGTGAACTTTGCCTATCTAGTTGTTTACGGAAGGGCATGCCACTACACGCCCTTCTTTGTTTTATTTATGTTATTTGATTAAAGCCAAAGATTTTATTCTTGCCAAAGTTGATTCATAAAAGCTGTCGGTTACTGCACCACGATGATCCATTGGGTCCTGGCCAGCTTCTGCCGTTATCGCCTTGCCGACTGCTTTAACAGGTGCAGTAACTGCACCTACAGCGCTACCGGCTACTTGACCAACAGCTTTCCCTGCTGTCTGAGCTACTGCACCAGCGGCCTTAAATGGTGCGGCTATTGCTTTAACAGCCATAGTAGGTAAGAATTTAGCTGCTTCTGCTCCAATTTTAATTGCTTCGGCTGACCCTGCTTGATCCAATTTATGATGGAATGATCCAGGACTCTGTACAAATTCTTTCCACTGTTGGGCATCTGGTGCAATGATGGTGCCGGAACTGTACATATCATACCCAACTGGTTGGTTTTGCTTGTCTACTATTACAGCGCCAGTGCGTGATGCATTTGGTTTCGATGTATAACCAAGCAAGTCAAGGGCTGGTACTTGATTTATGTCGCCGCCTCTGAAATGCTGAAACTCTCCCGAATCTTCACTAAGTTGATTACCTTTGCCCATAACAGGAGCTATGCCGCCTGCTACTGTGCCCATTTCGTACACACCACATTCCATCAAACCATGCTCTGGGCAATATTCACCTTCTGTGGTCATGTTGCAACTGCTTTCGGCTACCGGAGCGGCAAATCCACTCATGACTTCAAATGTGGAGATTGGATCAGCTTCGGGCATGATCATGCCTGAGTTGCTTTCATTGATACCAAGTTCTTGATCCAGGCGATTAGTTATCCATTCGTATGGATCACCTGTGCGAGCTTTGGCAATGCCATATGGAATCTCTCCCTTGTCCGAATAGTAGTCATACAATGCATCGTAGAGATTGTCATCGAGATCAGCACCTTGTTCAAACTGTGCAACTTCGTGTTTGAAACGGTCTAGGATGTGTGTGAGTGTTTCTCCTGATTCATCCAGCACTCGGCTTTCAACCACAGGCAGTCCTGCATCTTTGCGCATTTTGTTGAGTTGTTCTGCCACTGGGGGTGCCACTGGTGCTGGTTGTGCTGCAGGTGCTGCTGTGTCAGGTGCTGGTTCTTGTGCTGCTGGCTCAGCGGGCTCAGACATCTGGATACCCAGTTCCTCCAAGCGATCCATGACTTCAGTATCGTCCCAGACATTGGCTCTGGGATCTCTCTCGGCCAGGTCACCCAGTCGATCAAACAGGATATCATCGCCTATCAAGTCATACAGTTGTTCAGTAGCATTGGTAGCATCAGGCCCCACAATAAGTTCTGTGGCCATGAGTTCTTTGAGCCGGTTCAATTGCTCAGGTGTTTCAGGCAAACTCCAGGTACCTTCTGTTATGCTGTTGATCCAGTTTTCAAAAATTTGTGCTTCTTTCATAGCGTTTCCTTGTTGTTGTATTCTGGCCAACAGTGGCAATGCTGCCTCAATTCGTGTGTCCAGGGTCTGTTCAATGAACAGTGTTTTGATATCTTCTACCAGCTCTTGTTGTTCGTCAATAGTAGCAGGATGCCAAGTTTCAAAATACGCATTATAACCACGAGGGCTGGCCATGCGTTTCATGTTTTCACGCAGACTTTTGTAGTAGGTCTGTGCTTCGGTAACCAATTCTTTTGTAGTGCCTTCCAGCATGCGACTAGCACTAGCACGGTTAAAACGACTCAGTGTGGCAATTTCCATGACCATTTCAGAAATATGTACTCCGCGCACATCATAAGGATTACCACCTTGACGCACATGTTCCAGCATGGCCCGGCCGCCAGCCAAGTTCTTGAATGCCAGTTTGAATCGTTGGCTGTCTGCTGTTTCAATAAACAAACTTTCCACGTATCGAAAGCGTGCATCGGCTTCGCCTAGCGTGCGATTGTGTTTGATCATGAGTCTGGCCTCAGTGGGTTCGCCAGCATAACTGATTTTGCGTGTGCCATAGTAGCCTTCGAACAGGCCTTCTTGTATGGCTGCAAGCCCTTGCATGGTATGCTTGAGTTGATTTAGGTCTTTGGCAGTGTAGGTCCAACGGTGCATGCGGGCAAATTTGCTGAGATGTTGTTGAAAGTCAAAGAACTCGTCTTTGTCGTCGCCTTCCATGGCTCTGCCCAGATTGTCACCGTAAAACACTTTCATGTCGTTTTCAGAGTCTAGAATAACAACCATGGTGCCATAGTTCTTGCCGCTGCCGCTCACATAGTCAAATGTAAATGTTTTGGCGTCTTCTGATTCAGACGGTTTGCCCTGTCGATCCAGCATTTCTGGGGCGAAATTACGAGTGACCAGTAGGTTATCGAGCTGTGTTGAAATGTTCTGTTCTTGTGCCATGATAGTGTATTTAGCGCATGATGCTGATGAACGGCAGCGGTTCTATAATGTTGTCCGAATGATCTTTAAGGTGCGAGTCCAGGTCAGAATGGTAGGTTTGCAGCAGCATTAACATGCGTGTGACCAGCAAACTGGCCATCACAAGATCATCTGTTTCGCCTGGTTTAGCAGCATAGCTGGTGCCATTGGCCACAAAACTTTTGAGTTCTGTCAGCAAGGGTTTGCTGTAGATCTTCATGCGACCGGATTCTATTAGGATTTTCATTTTGCTGCAAGCGCTGATCTTGCTTTTGTTAGTGGTAGTAAATCCCTTGCGGATTCGGCGCCCGCTGCTGCCCTGCACACTGTTGTCGCTTAGAAAATAACCTGGAATATTCTCTTCTCCATACTCGTTGATGCTGATCAGTGCTGCTTCGCCAAGTGTGTTGTTTTCCACAGAATAATAAATGCTTTTGTTGTCTTTGGTAACTGCATGTATTTCTTTCACAATGTCTGCTAGAATTTTAACTTGTGTGGGCACATCAGTTTTGTTGTGACACCACTCTGCCACTTGCTCAGTAGTGTCTGCTTCAAACACCTGTATAGCTGCGGGGTCGCTGCCTGTGCCCAAACTGGGATCCAGTGCAACAATATACATTTTGTCTTTGCGTATGGGTTTGTACCAGCGTACTTGCCCAGATTTGTGCGTGGGTTCTATACCTTCGAGCTCTAGCAATTTAAGTGGAGAGATTAATGTTTCGTCGTTGATAACAAAATCACAATCCATTTCTCGACGAAAACGTTCTTCGCCCAGTTGAGATCTTTGTTCTGCTGCCCAGACTTCGTCTCGGTCAGGGTGCTCACGCCAGAACGCACGAAATGCTTTGAAACCGTTGATACCAAGACCATTGGCTCGTTGATTTCCAAATTCATCTTGAGTCTTTAAAGCACCTTTCCAGATGTAGGCAAATTGATCCTCATCTGAATTTGGGGTCGAAGTAATAATAGCTTTACCACCAGTGCTGAGTGTGGGTGTGATTGACGTCCAAAACTCTTTGGCAATGGTGGGTCGCACGAATGCAAACTCGTCTAGGTACAGCAGCGTAATACTCATACCGCGACCTGTGTTCTCCGTAGTGGTTTGACTCACAATGCGTGATCCATTATCAAACTCCAAGGAACCTTTGTTGTAACTGGTGGCACCTGCTCTGATATGATTGGGACACAATTCATATGCATAACGAATACGCTGCATGATTTCTTGTGCCCCCAGGTATTTGTGTGCTGCTATCAGGATGGTTGCATCTGGCACAAACATAGCATACCATAACAAGTAACCCGCAGCACTGGTTGACTTGCCTGTTTGTCGTGGCATCAAGCTGATACTAAAACGATTTTGGTGATAGTTGTTGATCAAGCGCTTTTGATACTCAAAAGGATGGTACAACATCTTGCCCCGAACAGGATGTTGGATGTAAAAGAAGTTGTCCATAAAGTGCATGGGTCCAGTAACTGGATCTGCACATTTGGCAAAGTCTTCGAGTTCGGACTCAGAGTAAGTTTCTCTACGGTGAGGTGCTTTTACAAGCACTGTATCAAGTGTATTTTTCGCGCCAATCATTCAGCATTTTCTCCGCAATTCGTTTATGTATGATAGGGCCGCCGTGCATGAAGTCACGTGCATATCCTATTTCATCTCGACTCCAAGACATGTGATACTGTGCTCGCTCAATCAAGCATGGCACATTATTTTCAGCACACAGTTGTTTGATAGCTAGACAATTTTTTAATTGATTGAGTCTTGTGTTTTCATTGTTCAAGAGCCAGTGTTTTATAAACGTATCATTACTAGAAAAAATTGCCGAATTAGTTTCAGGCATTATCACATCTGCTGGCAAGTGGTAGACATTTTTGTCTAGTAATATCTCAAATCGATTGTCAGGCGGTGCCAGCATCGCAACAATTTTTGGCTGCTGCTGAGGTAGCCAGTACTCAAGCAATCTGAAACAGGTGTCTGAGCTATTGCCTCCCCAGGCCAGGTTAACAACTCTTACTCCAAGCTCATTTCCCAACAAGGTAGGCCAAATAGATTCAATAGGTAACCCTATTCCCAGTGTAAAGCTGCAACCCAACGCAATCATACATGGTGTATCATCAAACTCGTCACACCGAAATCCTTTGCTGTTGATTTTGTAGGTAATGGCTCCGGGCTTGTCCCAACCCATTTGTGCAAAATATTTCTGATGCTCAGGATCTTGCATGAGTTGTTGAAAATTTTCTTTGGTATCAGTTGGCAACCATTCTTGCACCGTGTTTGCATGATATGTTCCAAAATGCCAAGGTGCCGTCATTTCAGTCTCCGTGCAAGATCTGGCCACAGGTCTTCAAACTTTTTGGATTTGTTTAACTCTAGTTCAATATTGCGGTGCCAGGCTAGTGTGTCAGGTGTGTACTCGTTAACATTAAATATGTAACTGTTGTCTAGTAATTGCGCACGGTATCGTTGTAGTGTGCTGACGGCCAGGTTATGTTCGTTTTTTTGCCCCCATCGCTGTGTGACTCTGTCTATTTCGTCAACAGCCAGTTGCCTTATTTCGGGACTGAGCCGGCGAACGTCGAGATCCCAGGGGTTTGTGAGTTCGCACCAGAACAAGTTTAGATCGTTGGCTTCGCAGAACTCATAGTATTCCACAAGATCAAATGCACAATAGATACTGTACGCAGGATGTGCTTGCACATGCTGGCCATCTGCTTTTAACAAGTCAAGGTTGGTCTTGAACTGAATCCAGTTAGCGCCATCACGTACATATTCAAAACGATCAGCAGTGCAGTTATCAAAGCTCACTTGCCAGTCCACACTGGGCCAGGTCTTGAGTTCGTTGTAAATGTCATTGTTGGCCAAGTCCATGCTGAGATTGGTTGTGACCATTACTCGAACTTTTTGCGAGTCCAAGCAACGTAACATATCCAACAGGCCTTTTTGTAATAGCGGTTCGCCACCACCAAGTACTAGTCCTTGTAGACTTTTACCTTTGGCTTGCATCAGTTCTAGAATACTTTGTTGATCGTTACGCACATACTTGATGGGTATTTTTTTAACACTTTGCCATGCGGTTGATGTTTCAGGATTGCAATACACACAACTTAGATTACACAAATTGCTCCAATTGACTACAAAATGCTGCGGCTCAAACCACGTGATGTCTTGATCAATTGCGTCTATGGTTGCTGCATCACAATGACGTTGTGTTCTTGCACTCACCCCTGTGGTGTCTTCGCTTTGTTTGCATAATTTACAAGTGTCGTGCCATTGACCTTGTTGCATAGCTTGTTTGATAGAAGTCAGTTCAGCACCGTTAATAATCTCGTGAATAGTATTTTGTTTGATATTACCAATGGCATCCACGGCATGCATGCAAGGACTAACACGGCCTGTTTGATCAATGTTGAAACTGGTCCAGGGTGCTGAACAAAATGTAGGACTTTGAGTTATTGCGGAGTTAGCCATGTGTATGATGTCAATCTAAAAGTGTTTTCGGGCACAGGTGTCAGCATGGCGTGCCATAATAATTTTCTAAATCCTGTGCTGTCGGCTTGATTGATCATTATGTAACCTGTGTTGGGTTCAAAGGGTGTTTGGTATCTTAGAGATGCTGGATCTTTGTGCCAGTAAAAACCTGTGCCAAGATCTTTGTTACCGATCCAGTTTATCTGCATACTGCCGGGCATCTCGCCATCAGTGTGCATGCTGCAAGTAAATCCTGGTTCATCAATCCAGAATGCAGTGCCTTGATAATGTGCTATTTTTGTTCCTGTTGCTGCTTCAATTGCTGGCCATATCGATGTTGAACACACTTGGTTCCATTCGTCCAGCCAAGGTATTGCAGCATCATTGATACGGCGGCGGGGCCATAGTGCTTGCCCTTCCTGACGTTGCCACGGCAAGTCTAACCAAGGTGTACTTAGCACTTTTTGTACCAGAAGGTCGGGCATTGCTTGCGCTACACGAAACAAGTTGTTGTCAGAATCTACTGCTGTTATTTGCATAGATGTTCCAGCTCAGGCCATAACTGAACAAAGTTTCCTACTTGATCAGTGTGATATTGATTTTCAATTTTTTGAATGTGTTGTTTGAATTTGTGTTCTATTCCAGGTGATGCCTCAGTTACTGCTTGATACATTGTTAGTGAATTATCAAAGAATGCTTTTTCAGCAGTAGTTGCTTGCCCAGACAGATAGAACCTGTGAATTTCTTCCGCGGCTGCTGCTGCAACTTCAGGTCCGTGCAACAATGGATCTAGGTAGTCAGGCTGAAACAAATTCTGCCACAGCACAGTAACACCCAAGTCTTGAGCAAATTGTCTAAATTCACAAACACGAGTGGCATTGTAGATATTGTACACTGCATGTATGCCGCCCCAGTGTCCTTGTGTCTGCATTAGATTTTTGATTGTGGCTAAATTCTTTTGTATCAGGTTCCAGCTTGCACCATGGCGCACATATTCAAGGCGCAGGCCCACATTGTCAAAGCTCATACTCCAACCCACACGTTTTCGCTGTACTAGTTTTTGAAATATCTTGTTGGTTTCTAGGTCCACACTCATGTTGGTGATCAGAGTCACAATAGCATCTTCGGGGATCACATCCAGCAGTCGATTATTCTCAGGCAACAGCAGCGGCTCACCACCTACTAGTGCAACTTCATGTATGTGTTCGCGGTGCTGTTCAATAAAGTCACATACCTGATCATAATAGGAACGGGTTCCTGACACAAAAGGTACTTTTTTCAAGCTGGCCCATTTTGAACTGCAAGCAGGACCACAGTAGTTACAACTCAAGTTGCAAGTGGTATTCCAACGCACATCTACAATCACAGGATAGTGATATTTGGTGCCGGCAGCGGCGTAATCAAAATTGGGGTTTACGCGGTTGTGCCAGGCACGTTCTGAATCTGCTCCAAAGCGTTCGGCTTGCACACAGTTGCTACAATAGGCGTGTGGCTTGCCTTGTGCCAGATCAGCTCGTATCTTTTGCATGAGATCGCTGTTGAGAATTTGCTCAATGCTTTGGCTGTTCAAGTTGCCCAGCATGTTGGGATTGCCAGCACAACAGGTTTTGACATTGCCTTGTGGATTGATATGCAGGCCTCGCCAGGGGGCTGCACAGTAAAAATTGCTCATGTAGTATTTACATGCCCAATTTGATTGGGAGATTAATTACACCAACTAGTTTTGGCTTCGCCGTAGTATTCACGTGCAAATCCATTTTGTATCAGCATGGCTCTGAGACTCTGCCCATTTAACAGCACATCACCCAGCACACGACCACCATACTTGTCCCAGTCCATGAGAACAATTTGACGTTTGGTTGCAGCGTTGATCTGAGCTTTGGTAAATGCTGTAGCAGCTTCGCCGCGAGCAGCTTCTGACGGACAGGCTGCACGATGTCCCTTTTCAGGTGTGTCTACGCCAAACACTCGAATGCTGAGTTCTTGTTTGAGTGGTGCAGGTAACCAAGTGGCCGCAATACCTACAGTATCACCGTCTATGACTCTGGTGATCACAGCGTCATAGGTCACACCTGGTTTTTGTCGGGGTTGTGCGAAGGCCAGCACAGGCACAATCAGCAAGAGTAGAAAGAGTTTTTTCATGTCGAAATTTCAAGTTGTGATCACAATAATCTCACCTGTAGTGGGATTGTAGTACATGGGAAAGAATCCTGCAGGCACCGAGCCTGATGTAGGTGCGGCAAAAGTCACACTGGCCACTGCTCGCACAGGTTTCACTGTGAATGTGTTGGCAGTAGTTTGATCTAGTGCCGAGCCAGTGGCGTTCAGGATGATTGAGTTGTTGGCTTGTGAGGTTTGACCAGCCTGACGGCCAACAGCTACTGAAAACTCACCTTGTGAGGTTTGACCAGCCTGACGGCCAACGGCCACTGCTGAGTTGCCTTGTGTGTTTGCACCAGTACTGGCACCAATGGCCACTGCGCTAAGGCTTTGTGAGCTATACCCAGCCTGAATACCAATGGCTACCGACTGTGTGTCTTGTGAACTAAAACCAGCCTGAAAGCCAATGGCCACTGACGACCCCACTTGATTGTTTGAACCGGCCTGTTGGCCAATAGCAATATTATTTGGACCTTGTGCAGTTTGGCCAGCTTGCAGTCCAATTGCTATTGATTGAATGCCTTGTGCGTTACCGGCACTAGTACCAATGGCCACTGTGTTTGCGCCCTGCCCCTGATCACCAGCATTAGATCCAATTGCTATAGCATAGGTTCCTTGGCTTGAGTTACCAGCAAAGTTTCCAATGGCTATTGAACTATTACCTTGTGAGGTTTGACCAGCACTGACTCCAACTGCTACTGTGCGCTCACCCTGTGCTGAATTACCAGCATACGATCCTATGGCTACTGCTATAGGACCTTGATTGGAGAATCCAGCTCGTTGTCCCACTGCCACTGATTGGATACCTTGTGTGGTTTGTCCGGCGGTGTCTCCAACTGCTACAGAATACGCACCTTGTGTGGTTTCCCCAGCTTGCCTACCAACAGCAACTGATTGAGTGCCTTGTGTGATTGCGCCAGCACCAACGCCAATGGCCACTGTAACATTGCCTTGTGCAGACAATCCAGCATACGCTCCAATGGCTACTGATTGGATGCCTTGTGTGGTTTGGCCAGCGTATAATCCAATGGCAACTGATTGAGTACCTTGAGTATTTTCGCCTGCACCGTGGCCAATGGCCACTGCGTCATCACCTTGCAAAGCAACGCCGCCACCAGCATTTTGTCCGATTGCCACTGCTGTTGATCCTTGAGTGGCACCGGCATTATCACCAATTGCAACACTTTGATTACCTTGACTGGTCAGTCCAGCACGATTACCAATGGCCACAGAACTTATTCCTTGACCGGTATAACCAGCATTATTACCAATGGCCACTGCACTGACGCTTTGTGTTTCGTTGCCGGCATATTGACCTATGGCCACAGAATTGGCACCTTGACTGGATTGGCCACTACTGAGCCCAATGGCCACTGATCGAATACCTTGTGCAGTTAGTGCAGTAAATGCACCAATGCCCACTCCGTACTCGCCTTGAGCATCAAACCCAGCTGAAACACCAATGGCCACAGCACTCGAGCCTTGAGTGGTGTTGCCGCCAGCATTTTGACCAATTGAGATTGCTGTCGCAAGTTGACCACCAGCACCGGCATTTTTACCAATTGCTACTGCGTCTGCGTCCTGGCCGTCAAATCCAGCATTTTGACCCAGGGCTATTTCTGTAGGCCCTGATGCACCATCTTTGTTGCTCAACAGTGCCCAGGTTGTTGCACCACCTGGTGTGGCCACTGCTGTGAGATCGCCTAGTGCGTTGCCCACATACACAATGCTTGTGGCCTGATCCACCACAAGTTCTCCGGGTCTGGCATTTCCGTCGTATTCGGCCAAGGTAACCTGGGCGTTGTCTTTCATTGCGGCACGTGAAATGCCGGTGATGTTGTCGTATGGTGGTGGGGGATTGGCCATGATCTAAATATTCTTTATTGGAATATTTAGCTAAAAATCAATAACCTTTGAAGGGCTTGACAGGGCTCTGTCGATTTACTAATGCGGGCTCTAGGCTGTTGGGAGTGCTTATCTGTACTTTTTTAACAGGCAATCCAGCCATTTTCAATGCGTGATCAATAGCTGGAGCAACATTGGCATTGAATCCAGCAATCACAGCATCTTCGCCAAATGCTGCTTGGGCGCTCCATTCAGGCAACTTGTTGGTAAGGCCATCTGTTCCAGCGTCACTTCTTGCACGGGCTATTGCCACGCCCAGTCTATATATTTGATAAGGATCACTGGACTTTACCCCGGGCAAGGTAAAAACATGATTCATAGGATCTCCTTGTTCAGGAGGCAATTTTGTTTCTTCTGTGATAAACTCACGGGCTCTCATCTGGGATAGCCTTTGAATGCCTGCATGGGGCTGGTGGTGTTCACCGCAGGATGTTCCTCAGACTTTAGATCACCGTGATTCAAGTCTTCGTGATGACTGCCCACAGCTTGAAATGCTTTTGTCAGCATGTCTTGTTCTTGTTGAGTATACGGCACAGCAATATTGTTGCGGCCTGCCCATGATTCGCCATCAACATCAGGAACAAAGGTGCCGTCGGTTGAGGCCACAGCCATCATGATACGATTGAGTTCATACACGCGGTCAGCAAACTGCTGATCACGAAACTTGTTTAAGCCCACTGTGGCGTTTTGATTGCGTTTGCTAATCTGGCCAATGTGAGCTTCTGCAATAAACTCCTGGGCTCGCATTAGCCGTTGCCTATACCATTCTCGCCAGCGGCTGCAGAACTGGCTGTGCCAAGTTCTTGAATAGTGACATTGCCGCCTACCACTGTGAGCTTGTTGCCCACGCCAACATAGATGTCTTGACGACTGTTTGACGGAATTGCAACAGCATTGCTGTAGATGTTGCCCACCACTGCGCCTGCATTGGCCCAGTTACCTGTGGCTGGATTCTGGTAAGTCAACTGCACTGCTTCAACTTGAAACGTCACAGTATTGCTTCCGGTGCTGATGCGAGCCTTGTCTGTGAACCAAGCCTGTGCTGATGCACTTGTGTATACATTTGCCTGAGGCATTATTTGCTACCTTCTGGCGGTTGACTAACAACCGGTTGATACAAGCTGGCAGACTGATACATAACACCAGGAATTTCCACTGGTGTTTGTTTCACAGTTGCTGGAGTAAATGCTGGTGGTACATATCCACTGGCTTCATTACGTGCGTGTTGCGCTTGAATTTCTGTGTATGGTTTCATCATAGTGATTATCCTTTGTAGGTTTTCCACAAGTTTGCAGTCATTGCAAAAATGCTTTCGTCAATATCTTTTTTCTTGACGGCATTGGTTCCAGGAATCTTGTCACCAACTTTGACATTGTCATCAGCTAGACCTTTGGTGAACAAGTTGCCTTCTTCGGTTTTTTCTTCGTCAACTGCTTTTTTCTTCACGCCGGCCATTTCCATCATTCTAGCAAGGGAATCTTCGTTGGTGTCGTCACGATAGCCGTCCCAGATACTGTCAGTGTCTGGTGTGTAAGCTGCTGCTTCTCTAGCTTCATCAGGTTTTAGATAATTTGGCGCACCCATCAACCATTGTATTTTGTCTGTTAGCTCGTCGTAATCAGAACCTTCTTGTGTGTACTGACGTTCTTCTTGACTGGCAATCACTGGCACTGTGGTTTGTCCAGTTGACTTGGGCTTGTTCAAACCACCACTGTATTGTAGTGCATCATTACTGGTTTCAGTATTGGTAGGGTAATCAGGCTGATTCATGGACACTTCGTCCATTTGTTGTTCACCGCATGAACAGTCAGGTGTTCCGCAGCCGCAGGCTGGTTTGTATCCACCGCCACCGTAGC